GGGCGGGATGAACGCCCGGACCTCGCTCCCCGGGGTGGACCCCTTCTTCCCACGTGCCAGGTGCCCGAGCTCGACGTGGGCGGGATAGAACCACTCCTTCGCCCCGGACTTCGTGCGCTTGGGCAGGCGATCCTTGTCCACGAACACGGAGAGGCCAATGCGCCCTCGGCTGCGCTGACCCGCGCGCAGCTTGATCGCCCCGCGTAGCGCCCCCGTGTCGACCGGGACCTTCGCGATGATGGCGCGGTGGATCAGCTTCATCCCGGCCCGGAGCGCCGGACGCAGGACCTTCTTCTGAGCCCCGAGCGCCAGCGCGTTGAACGCCGCCTCGAGCTCCTTGTCTCCAAAGACCGTCAGTTGGAGGGAGCGGAAGGTGCTCACGTCAGGCGCTCCGGTTCGTGTTCACGCGGTCGGCAAACGAGAGCAGCCGCTGCCAGGAGACCTCGGGGTCGTCGCCGACCGCCGCGGGCCTCGCGCGCGGGGGCGCGCGCACGGGCTCGTGGGGCTCGTCGAGGTAGCGGAGGTAGGCGGCCCACTCCGAGACCTCCTTCGAGGTGAGCTGTTCGAGGAGGAGCCGCGGGGCGGCTACTCCGAGCACGCGGCAGAGCCTGTAGAGGAAGCGCCTCCAGGGATCGCGACGGATTTTCCCAGGAGGCCCGAGACCTCATCCTCGGACACGGCGGAGAGGCGGTCGACCACGGGGTAGCAGCGATCGAGCGGACGGGCGTCGTGTTGCGCGAGCGCCTCGACGTCGCCGAGCGTGAAGATCGGCTGCCCCTCGCCGTCGCGGGCAGCGCGCACGACCGCACGTGCGTGGAGGCGTCGCTTGCCCGAACCGGGCGCGAAGTCCTCGGCCACAGCGAGCTCGGTGCTCTCCTCTTCGAGCGCGTCGCGCTGGTCGCCCGTCAGGGGGTGGATCCAGACGACGACGTCCTCCCCCCACTCGGGGCAAGGGACAGCGACGGGGGCGAGCCCCTTCGAGGCGAGGATCTTCAAGCGCAGGTCTTGGCTCATGGTCAGGCCGCCTTCACGACGTTGAGGAGGCCCGTGAACTTGACCGTCAGGGTCGCGGTCATCTTGGCCCCCAGGTTCATCTCCGCGCTCCACTCCTGGAGCCACCCCTGGCCCACGAGGCGCGCCGCGGTCACGACCCCCTTGGGTCGCCGGTACGTGACCTCGATCTCCTCGGGGTCGTCGGGGTCCGTGCGCTTCGGCGGGTTGCTCGGGTCGTAGTGCACCTGGAGCTGGAGCTGCCCCGGATCTTCGAGCGGGTCGACGATGAACGTCTTGCCCCCGATCTCGCCGTCCTGGGGTTCCGGCGTCCCCATGTGGCTCGTCTCGACGAGCGCCCGGGCGATGCCCGAGTGCGAGACGGTGAGGATGTCGGCCTCGAACCCGCTCTTGCCAAAGGCGAGTTTCAGGCCATTGGCGACGCTGACAAACTTGTTGCTCATGGGGTTACCTCACGGGCTCGCGGGAGTGCCACACTTCGAAGTCGAGCCGCCGGACGAACCGCCCCGCTCGCTCCCGTCCGCTGCGGACACGAGGTAGTCGGCCTCCTCCGCCGAGAAGACCTTGACGTCCGCGATGCCCATGGGACCCGAGTAGCGGACAGATAGGAGCGCAGCGCCTCCTCATGGCCCCGAGAGTTCCTAATCCGCGCGACAGAGGTAAAGAGATCCGCGGCACCCGCCTGCGTATTCGTGCCTCCTCGTTCGCGACCATGGCCGGCGTAGGGTGCCGGCAAGCCCAATCCGCCCCTAATTCCTTGAATACTTCAGAATCGCGACACCGTTCGCGGCTCGCTCGAGTCTCACAACCACGGGCAGCCAGTCGGCCAGACTGAGATCGCGCGGAAGCACCACAGAGAAAGTCCTCCGGCTACCCGCAGAGGATGCCTTTGTCAGTGACGCCAGAGTCGCCGCGAGGTTCATGGGGTTCCCTCCCGCCGCCTTCGCCTCTATGCCGCCGGTCGAAGTCCGTTCTAGGGCAATCGTGATCGGAAACTCGGCCGATCCATCGACATGCCATCGAAGGGTTGCGGGATCGGATGTCGTGGCGGATCGCCATCGTAACCAGCACTTATGGTCTCCCGGGCCGACGCACGCGAGCCAGACGTGGACTGATCTCGGCACGTTCCAGTTGTTGAGCATCACAAGCAGATCGATCACATGTTCTGCGATCATTGGGCCCGGAAGGCGAAGCGCGACATGCGTCTCAATCGCAGGCTTGGGTGAAGCGCCACGGTTGTTATCGTCGACGAGCTCCGACTCCCCGATGGTCTTGCGCTCGGACCACGGATACGTTGACGGAGGTGTTCGGGCGGGCACGACGCGCGCCGGTGCGCCGGGGAAGAAGTCCAGAATGAACGCGGTGTTTGGAAGGTCTCCTTGGATGAATTCTCCTGTCTGGAGATTCTCGAGCGCTGGGACGCCGGCCGCCGTCGGCTGGTCCGAGCCGTCGGGATGGCACCCGGACAGGAGAGCTGCGAGCGCCCCCCAGATCAGGGGGGAAGTCCACACTGCAAGCCGTAAGAGGCAGCGCGCGCCCCACGGACGCACGGTGTGCGACAGAGGACGAACGCGCATCTGTGCGGTCGCGGACATGCGGGCGGCTCCTTATCTCTTCTCACCGTCGTGGGCGGGCCCGAGGATGAGACAGACCGTCTTCGTCTCACAGCACTTGCCGTCACTGATGTTGTCCTTTTCGTTAGCGAGTTGCTCGGCGATGTAGGTCATCATCGCACTTTGGAGAATGCACCCGTCGTCGTCATAGTTGCTCGCGTCGGGCGCAGAGACCTTCGTGTCAGGGTTATTCGTGCGGACCCACTTCGCTAGCGCCCCGCCCGTGGGCGCGGTCCCCTTTCGCAATCCGCAGGCCGCGACCTTGAGAGCCTTCGTGACTCCTGCGGCGGGGGGATTTGCATTCACGGTATTCGCGCTGGCGAACTCCACGAAGGGGGCGACGGCGGTTCCATGGCCCGCAGCGATGATCGTGTCGCAGACGCCAAAGGCCTTCACGAAATCTGCACGGGCCGCGCGACGCCGCACGATCAGCGTTATGCACTTACTCTTCTCCTTGAGTCGCGCGATCTGTGCGTTAATAGCTGCGACGTGGTTCTCGTTGACAGCGCCAATCGCGATGTGCTTGCTCACGTCCGCGATGCTAGTTCCGTCAAGCGAAGACGGCAATCCCTCGCCCGAGTCCTCGATGCGTTCATCGGCGCGGCCGAGTCGGTCCCTGAAACAGGGAGCGGCGTGCTGGAGCGCGCCCATCCCGCTGCCGAGTTCCTGAGCGTCTGCCCACGGGCCGGCGGCTTCCGGCTGGAACCAGCGACCGACCACAGGCGAGTAGCTTCGGACCCCGGCGCAGTAGCTGGAGATCTCCTCGTCGTACGCCATCGCTTGGAACCGCTGCGGAACATTCAGGAGGCTGGACGTACGCGCAGCCCCGCTCGGGGCCCACACTGAGACCGCTCCAAAGTCGTCGTACGCGTACGACTCAAGGAGAGATCCAGACGAGTCCGTCGCGGCGATCAGACTTCCCGAGTAGTTCTGCGCTAGAAGCACGAGCACCGACTCGGTTGTGTTGCCATTGCCGTTGAGATCGCCCTCGTCGCGGACGTACGCCGCGGTGGGCCGATCGAGCTTCGCCGACGCGACTAGGTTGGCCCGCCGGAAGCCCCCGCCGGTCGTCTCGTGGATCGCTAGAAGCGCCCGCCAGGCGTAGTAACGGCGCTCGTTGACGCCACCGGCTACGGACCTCGTATCTCGCCGGTCTAGGGGATCCCACCCGTAGGAGGCAACCAGCACGGAAGTCCCGGCGTTGCGAACCTCGACGAGACGACCACGGTAGTCATAGGCGTATGTGTAGGTTCCGTCGGAGAGCAGCTCCCCGTTTGCAGAGTACGTGCGGGTCGTGCTTCCGACCGACGTATATCGATTCCGGACGTCGTGGGAGTAGGCAGTCGTCGTCAAGGTGCTCGGCCAGGTTGTGCGCGTGTCCGAGGTCCGGTTCATGGCGCCGTCGAGCGAGTAGGAGAAGTTCTTCGACCACGACTGGCTGCCGGGGTTCGAAACCTCGGCCGCGGGGCTGGGCACGGCGGAGCGAGAGTCGACGACGCGCGAGAGGCTGTCGTAGCGGTAGACGTCTCCCTGGCCCGAGAGGTCGGACCGCGCCTCGTAGCGGAGCCGGTTCGCAGCGTCCCAAGAATACGTGAACCCGCGGAGCGTCGTGTTCCCGGGTTGCTGCGTCCACGTGAGCCCGGTGAGCCGTCCGATGGCGTCGAACGAGGAAGCGCTCACCAGCGACCCGGCGCCGAGAGTTCGCCTCGAGACTCTCAGACCCGTCCAATCGAGATCGGCAATGATCTGTGTGCCGTTCTTCACGACGTCTAGGCGACCGTCGGAGTCGTAAGTGCGCTGGATTGAGAGGCCGTCGGGATAGCCGATACTGGTGAGCCGTGCGGCGAGGTCGTACGAGAATGTCGTCGTGGGAGAGGAGGGAGCCGGATTCGCGCCTGCAGCTTCCGTCAGGAGCCGTCCCAAACTGTCATATATGCGGGCTATGCCGGAGTCGCCGTCGCTGGCCGCGACGACCCGGTCCATCGGGTCCCAGGTGTAGGACTCTGCCGTGGGTCCCAGGACACCCGTGGCGCGTGTGATTGAGCGCGCCGTCAGCCGCCCGTGCGCGTCAAGCATCTGCGAAACGCTCGTGCCGTTGGGATCCGTCCACCCCGTGATGCGCGAGAGGAGGTCGAACGTGTATGCCCACGTCGCACCGCCCTGGAGGACCATCGACGTACGCCGGCCGCGCAAGTCCCAGGCGTACGTGGTGACGTTTCCGTTGTCGTCGGTCTGGGAGGTAACGAGACCGTCGTCGTCGTAGGCGGTTCCCGTCGTAACGGTTCCGGTCACCGAGCCTGCACCGGTGCCACTGGTCCGGAGGTCTCGGACCACCGAGGTGTTGCGACGCAGGCCATCCCAGGAGTAGGTGATCGTGTTCCCTACGGGATCCGTCGTCCGTACCACGTCTCCGCGTCCGTCGTACGCGCGCGAACTCGCCTGCATCGGCGTCCCGTACGCGTCGGCCCGACCGGCGCTCGTGCAACGTGAAAGCGAGTCGTAGGTGGCCGTTTCCTTCCAGACGAACGGAGTCTGTGAACCGGGCACCGTCTCGCTGTGCGTCACGGTTGTGGGACGCGAGTCCACGTCGTAGGAGACCGTGGTGACTTCGCCTGCGGGAAACGTGATCGTCGAAAGCCTTCCGAGAGCGTCGTAGGCCCTCATGACCGTCAGGCCGGTCGGATCGGTCGCCTGAACGACCCACCCTGACGGCGAGAGAAGGCGCGAGGAGTCAGCCGAGCCGGTGACGCTGCCCGAGGTGTCCACGATCTTTCGAGAGGTCGCGTATCTCCGGCCGCGCTGGTCAACCAAGAAGTCGCTGCGGTCGAAGAGCGTCCCGCTCGCATTGCGGACGCGGACCTGGACGAGGTTCCCAGCGGTGTCGTAGTCCGCCTGCGCGGTCGTGCCCACCTCGTTCGTCGTCGAGACGAGGTGCCCAATCGCGTCGGCGGCGAACGTCGGTATCCCGCCAATCGCATCCGTGATCCGTGAGAGGCGGCCCGCGAGGTCGTAATCGTAGGTCTGCGTGGCAGCGATTGACGTGCCAGGCGCGGCCGTCACGCGGAACTGAAGCCCGCGCTCGTCGTAGGAGACCGAGGTCACACGACCGGCCGGAGTCGTCGAGGAGACGACCCGCCCTGACGTGTCGTAGGAGAGGCTCGAGGTCACGGACGAGCTCGTCGCCTTCTCGACGGATGTCGAGGTTACGAGTCCCGCCGCGTTGTAGGCGTGAGTGGTGGTCCAATACGGATTCGTCGAGCTCAGTGTGCCGGAGGAGTCGCGGTTCTCCTCGTCGAGGCGCACGACGTTGCCACGGAAGTCGTACGTGTACGTACGAGCGATGCCGCCTGTGGGCTCCGTCTCCGACAAGAGATGGCCCAGCGCGTCATAGGCCCTCGTCCAGGTCGCCCCGGAGGGATGTGTGACCGTCAGGAGTCGGCCGGCAGCGTCCCGCGTGAAGGTGCTTGAAAGTGCCAACCCCGCAGGATCGAGCATCGACCCTGTTAGATGGCGCGTCGTCGTCGCATAGGTAAACTGCGAGATGAGCCCGCTTGGGTAAGTGACAGTAGCGACTTCGCCGGCGGAAGTGTACGTGAACGAGCTGCTCGACGTCTGAGTGCTGGGCTGACCGAGCGTCACGACGGGCTCCGTGATGGTCGTCACGTTCCCGAGGGTGTCATATCCGAAGCTCCGGGTGCGTCCCAGGGGGTCCGTCGCGGTGAGGACGCGTGCGTACCCGGGGGCGTAGGGCGCGGCGTACGTGTAGGACCATGTCGCGGCCAAGCCTGGTACCCCCGACCCCGGCGTCACCGTCGAGGAGAGCACCTGCCCCAGGCCGTTGCGCGTGAAGGACCAGGTCGTGCCGTCGGGCCCGGTGACCGTCGCCGGCGCCCAGCACGAGCAACTCGTATCGCGCGTGCGCATTGTGACGTAACTCGTTGGCTCGCCGCTGCGGAGCGCTGTGCCGCCCATCCCCGATACCGTAAACTGCTCGGTTCGGGTGATGAACCTCGAGGCGTCGTAGTCGTATCGAGTCAGGAATGCGTCAGGGGAGTGGACCTCCGTGCGACCCGAGGCATAGTCGAGCAACCACTGGCCGCCGAGCGCGTTCTCCTGGACGACACAGCGATCCGACGCGTCGTACTCGTTGGCGAGCACGAGCTGGCCGGAGTCGTCATGAATCTCCGTCAGGTTTCCGTTGAGGGCAGGATTCGAGGAGCCCGACGAGTAGGAGAAGCTCGTCACGAGCCCGCGGGTGGCCGAGGCCCCGCTCCCGTCGATGAAGGTGACCGACGGGCTCGTGATCGAGACGAGGTAAGCCGTCGTCGCGTCGTATCCGAGCGTCCACGTTCGCCCCGTCGCGTCCGTCACCGACGTGAGGCGACCGGCCGTATAGGCGAGCGAGAGGTTGCGGCCCAGAGGGTCGGTGATCTGGGTGACGACGTGCGGGTCGGTCGAGCTCCGGGTGAACGAGATCGTGCTCCCCTGGGGCTCCGAGAGGAGCCGGATGTAGCCATCGGCGTTGAACGTGCGGGCGAGTCCGCCCGCTTCCTCGACGATGTAGGAGTCGCCGGATGTACCGATCCCGTTGACGAGCGTCAATTTCGCGCTCCAGCCAGCCGGCGCGGTGTAGACTCCCGTCCCGTTCCCGAGAAGCGGTCGAGGCTTCGGCCCGTCCCCGTGTAGCAGATGACGTCGTTGCCGTCTTCGACGACGCGCTGATTGAACGTGACGTCCCAGTTCCCTGTGATACCGTCGATTTCGGTCTGATTCCGGTAGACGAGGTAGAACTGGGCCGGAAGACGCGGATGCGGCATAATGCAGGGCGGGAAGGGAACGCCCCACCGGAACTCGCCCGTCGCGATGTGGACGCTGCCCGTCGACGATCCCCCTGGGGTTCCGGGCGTTCCGCCCGCCCCCGAACCCTCGGTGATCGTCGTCACGGGACCCGGCCTAGGCGCCCCCGGGGGGTCAGTCGGCGTGGTCGGGGACGAGGTGGGCGGCACCGGCGGAGGAGTCGTGGGAGTCGGAGGCGGAGGGGGGACGCTCCCGAGCTCGCAGAAGCATGGGCCCAGGC